GCAATGGATCAAGGTATTCTTTTAACTGGCGCTCGCACAATTCAATCAGCGATTGATATCGAACGCGCTACAAACGTGGCTTCGCAAACTCCACAACCTTCTGGATACATCAAGAATAACGGCGCAGATCTTCCAGATGACAAAGTTCAAGGACTTCTAAACACTTGGAAGAATGCCCGCCAAAATCGTGCTACTGCATACTTGACAAACACTTTGGATTATGTAGCGACATCATTTTCACCTAAAGATATGATGTATAACGAAGCCGCTCAATTCTTAGCTGCTCAAATCGCTCGCCTTTGCAACGTTCCAGCACACATGATCAACGCAGAAGTAATGCGCTCAAATACTTATCAAAATGTTCTTGATGCCCGTAAAGAGTTTTTGGCTTATACCCTTCAACCATTTATTAGCGCCATTGAAGCGCGCTTATCTTTGGATGATTTGACCCCACGCGGTCAGGTTGTCCGATTCAGCGTAGATGAAACATTCCTACGCGCTGATGCTTTAACTCGACTCCAGGTAGTTGAACAACTACTTGCCCTAAAACTAATCACACTAGATCAAGCTAAGCAAATGGAAGATCTAGCACCAGAAGGAGATGGCGAAACTGACACACCTAACATTTAGTTGCGCGATTGAAGCGGCAGATACAGAACGCAGAATTATTTCAGGCCAGATCGTTCCATTCGGCGCGGTTGGCAACACCAATGTAGGCAAAGTTATCTTTGAGCGCGGTTCAATTCAGATACCTAACGTGTCGAAAATTAAATTGCTAGCGCAACATAACTCAAACGATCCGATTGGTCGCGCTCAAACCTTTAATGAAACCGCCGATGGCATCCAAGGCACATTCAAAGTAACTGCTGCATCTAAAGGCACAGATTACCTTCTAATGGCTTCAGAAGGCCTTGTAGATGGACTTTCAGTAGGCGTAGATGTAATTAACTCACGCGAAATGAAGAACGGCACAATCATCGTAACCGCAGCAATCCTAAAGGAAGTATCGCTGGTTGAATCTCCAGCATTTACTGATGCTCGCGTTACCAAGGTCGCTGCTGAAGAAGCAGAAGTAACAGAGATTTCTGAAACTGAAGAAACTTCAGAAGAAGTTCAACCAGTAGCAGATGTAACCGAAACCCAACCAGAAAGTGAGGCAACTGTGTCAGAAGATACAACCGCCGCAACAACTGAGGCAGCAGCAGCACCCGCAGCAGAAGCCTCACGCCCAACCATCAAGGCATCTTACGGAGATGGAACAACTCGCGTTCGTCATGGCATTACCTCAATGGGTAAGTATGTAGAACACAAGGTTCGTGCATCATTCGGCAACGATGAATCAAAGTCATGGATCGCTGCATCTGAAGATCCAACAATTACAGCTTCAGATACAATGTCTACAAACCCAGCATTCAACCCAATTCAATACTTAACACAATTTGTATCTAACACAAACTTCGGCCGCCCAGCGATCGATGCTGTCTCTCGTGGAACTCTACCTGCGTCAGGTATGACCATGAACATCCCATCACTTGTTACTTCAGCAGGTGGCGGATCTTCAACTGCTCCAACAGTTACAGCAACCGGTGAAAACGTTGCACCTTCAGATACACCAATGACTTCTCAATACGAGTCAGTATCTATCTCAAAGTATGCAGGACAACAGACAATCACTCTAGAACTTCTAGAGCGTTCTGACCCAATCTTCTTTGATCAACTAGCAATCCAACTAGAGCGCGCTTATCGCCTAGCAACTGACTCAGCACTTGTCGCTATCCTTGCTGCACAAGGAACACAAGCCGCTGGAGTTGCAGCTTCTAACGCTGGATTAATTTCATACGTATCAACAGAAGCACCAAACGCATACAAGGGTTCTTCATACTTCGCTCAAAACATAGTTACAAACACCGATTGGTGGTCACAAATCCTTGGATACGTAGACACCACAGGTCGACCAATCTACAACGCAATTTCTCCTTACAACGCTGCTGGACAGTCAGTTCCAACATCAATCAAGGGTAACGTTCTAGGTCTAGATCTTTATGTAGATAAGAATGTAACATCAGGATTGGTTGATGAATCAGCATTCATCATCGCTCCAGAAACCGTTTACTGGTGGGAATCACCAACTGCTTACTTCAGCGTTAACCACGTTGCAGACGCAGTAGGTAACATGGCTGTTCAAACCGCTATCTACGGATACGGCGCTGGCAAGGTTCTTATCCCTGCTGGTGTTCGCCGCTTCAACCTAGTCTAAACAATACAGATCGATCAGCCCGGAGTTTAGAAGCCTTTACTCCGGGCTTGATCCCATAGAGAGGAAATCATGACCGCAACTTATGTAACAGTAGCCGAACTTCGGTCTGCTTTAGGCATCGGTTCTCTCTATTCAGACGATACTCTTGATCAAGCTTGTCAAGCAGCAGAGGACATCGTAAAAGGCCAACTTTGGTTCAACTCATACCCAGTTGTAGGTGTTGGGACTTATTCAAACACATCATTTGTGGTCATCAGCGCGAATCCTGCTTTTGTAACAGGCCAATCAGTTGTTATTACAAACTGTGGCGCACCTTACGATGGCACACATACAATTACCGGAACTTATCCTTGGACTGCTGGTTCATCATCGATGCCATGGTATCCATACTGGCCTTATAGCCGTTCACAGTTCCCATACGGATTTTCTATTATTCAATTCTCAGTAACATCAAATGATGAAAATTATCATCTAATCGTGCCTTACGGCAAGGTAGCAGTTGGAACTTCAACTGGCCTTGATTATTCAACAACTCCAGCGATTCGTGAAGCTTCACTAGAAGTCGCTATTGATATTTGGCAAAGCCGTCAGCAATCAAATGCTGGTGGTGTATCTCCGGATGGAACCATGTCACCATATCGCATGGGCAATACCCTTATTGCTCGCGTTAGAGGATTACTTGCGCCATATCTAAGCCCACGCGGAATGGTTGGCTAATGACCGCCGTTACGTCGCTCCGTTCAGCGATTGCGTCTGCCTTAGATAATCCGGGGGTGTGGTCGGTCTATTCCTTTCCACCGGCCTCACCTACCGCGAACTCCGTAGAGATCCACGCAGACGATCCATACATTGAACCTACAAATAATGCTTGGGAATCAATTTCACCATTAGCCAATTTTCGCATTCGTGCGATTGTGCCTTTATTCGATAACCAAGGCAACTTGGCTGGAATCGAATCATTTCTTGTAGCTGTATTTCAGAAGTTATCAGAATCAAATCTAGTTTTCCGATTTGGCAGTTTTACCGCTCCTTCAACCCTTCCGGTTGATCAGGGTCAAATGCTGGCTTCGGAATTGTCCATCTCAATCCTAACCAGTTGGAGTTAATCATGCACGATTTTCCACCAGAGGATTTGGCCTTTCTAATCAAGATCGGACAAATCCAAGCAACAGCAACACCAGTAGCACCAGCACCAACACCAGCCCAGAAAGTAGAGGAAACACCAGATGTCAGTATTTCTAAATAATAAAGTTGGCGTGAAGATCAACAACATTGATCTTTCAGACCACGTATCATCAGTAACCCTAACTCGCAATTTCGATGAACTTGAAGTATCAGCAATGGGCGATCTTTCACACCGCTTTACAAAGGGCTTGGAAGCATCAACTGTAACACTTGATTTCTTTAACGATGAAGCAACAGGATCAGTTCTTCCTACACTTCAAGCTGCATGGGGAACAACAGTTACCCTGGCTATGGTCCAAGATAAGACTTCAGCAGTATCAGCAACCAACCCTCTTTACACAATGTCAATTTTGGTTAACAAGACAACCGACATCAATGGCAAGGTCAGCGAATTGTCAACACAGTCAGTAACCTTTACTGTAAACTCTGTAACAACAATCGCAAATACAGGAACCTTCTAAAGGAGATCCAATGATTAAACTTCGCATCACTAAGGCTTCAGGGGATGTGGGAGAACACACCATAACCCCTGTGATCGAATATGCTTTCGAGAATTACGCAAAAGTTGGCTTCATGAAAGCCTTTCGCGATAACGAGAAGCAATCAGATGTGTATTGGCTAGCGTGGGAATGCCTACGCCGGGCTGGTGAAACCGTTCCACCATTCGGGGAAAAGTTTATTGAAACTCTGCAACTTGTAGAAGTTTTGGTAGATGATTCCCCAAATGGTTAACGCGCGATACTAGACATTACGAAATAGCGGCCTTATCGGTTGCAACTAGCATCGCGCCACAGTATTTCTTAGAAATGGATCCCGATATGTTGAAAAGCATAAAAGCGGTCCTACAAGATAGAAGAAGGATGGCCGAAGAAGATGCCGAACGCAATAGAAGGCTTAGATAGAACTCTAAAAGCCTTGCGTTCCCTATCTCCGGAACTTTACAAAGAAATAAACAAGGAGATCCGTCCTGCGCTTAAATCCCTTGCTAATGAAGCAAAAACTTATTTACCAGCAAGTATTCCTGGCTTATCAAATTGGACTGCTCCAGCCCATGAATCTAAATCTCGCACTTCTCGCGTTCGCGCCTTCCCGACTTACGAATTAACAGCTGCTAAACGCGGTATCAGTTATTCAACCAGCCCACGCCGTCTAAATACTTCAGGTTGGGTCGCTTTATATTCAATTATCAACTTTTCAGCATCTGGCGCGATTATTGAAACTGCTGGTCGTAAAAATCCAAATGGCAGTTCTAAATCAAAATCAAATAATCCCAATGCTGGTGCTCATTTTATCCAAGCGATCGCTAATGCCGTTGGTGGCTTCTTTAGGGTAGGAACTGGCCCACGTTCGGTTGGTCGTGTAATTTATCAAGCCGTCAATAAAGACGATGGCAAAGTGAAAAAAACCATTATTAACTCAATTAACGAAACTACTGCTGGGTTGGAGATAAAGATCTAATGGCAACCATTAAAGGCCTTGTAGTCCCTATTACAGCCACTTTCGATGGCAAAGGCACCAAAGTAGCCGAATCAGCTCTTAGCGGTTTAGAAAACCAAGCCAGGAAGCTTGTAAAGACCTTTACCGGATTATTCGCTGCGGAAAAGTTAATCTCCTTTGGTAAGGCAGCCGTAGATGCTTTCGCTGCCGATCAAAAGGCTGCATACGAGTTAACCAATACTCTTAGCAATCTTGGCGTGGCATTTGATTCAGTCAAGATCGATAATTACATTTCGAAACTATCTGAAGTTTATGGAATTACCAAAGACAAGTTAGATCCAGCATTTACCAACCTTGTCCGATATACCAGAGATGTTGCATCGGCCCAAAGCCTTATGCAAACTGCTTTGGATGTATCTGCCGGAACAGGCAAAGACCTTACTTCAGTAACAACAGCCCTTGGAAGGGCTTACACCGGCAATACAAGCGCATTAGCTCGATTAGGCGTTGGATTAAGCAATGCTCAATTAAAGAGCAATTCATTTGCTGAAAACATGAAAGTTCTCAATGCCTTATTTAAGGGCGATGCGAATGCAGCAGCTCTTTCCTATCAAGGAACGATGGATCGTCTTAAGAACACAGTTCATGATGCATCTGTTGAAGTTGGTGGATCTTTAGTTAATGCCTTTACCGCTTTGGCTGGTGCTGGCTCATCTTCCTTTAATTGGATCAAGACCTTAGGCGATGACATTTCAGCAGTTGTCTATGGAGCAACTAAGTTAGCAATTTCAATCAAAGATGTCTTAAATCCTGCTCAATGGATAAAAGGACCAAATGCGATCCTTAATCAATTAACCAAGGATCAAGCGAATTTAGCCGTTCAGTTTAATAAGACTTTAGTTCCATACAAAGAAGGCTTAGGGCTTACTCGCGCAGACGCGATTGCCAAGTCAACTATTACCAAGACTGCGACTCAGAACCTAGCAATTCAAAAGCAGATCACATCTCAGACGCAAGCCCAATTATTGGCAGAAAAGGCTAAGCAAGCATTAACCGCTGCTGGAGCAGTAACGGATTTACAACAGATCGAAATTGCGGCCGCTTTACGAGCTAACAATGATCAAGATGTTCAAAATCGTTTATTACTTCAACAGGCTTTACTCAATCAGAATGCAACCGCGGCAGGGGCTTTGGCCCAGCAAGTTTTGGCTGCCAACCTACAAGCTTTGCAATCAAGTTCTATTGATCCATTCGGTAATTGGTCTACTGGAGCCTTGGCTGCTATTGCCTCAATAAAAAACCTGCAAGCCCAATTAGCGGCCCTAGGATCGGCTACGCAGGTCGCACAGCCATCTACCGCCTCTTACACCCTATCTAGCGGTGCAATCGTTAATCCGGGCGCTGGAACCCTTACACCAGCACCGGGCGCTCCAAGCATTATGGATATTGCTTCGATTCCACAACCAGCCGATTATGCTCTATATGCAAGCCCATGGAACTTTGGTGGTTCAGGACCGGGAGTAGTTCAAGTCCAAGTTAGCGTGGATCAATCTGGCAAGTTAATTGCCAATGTTCAAAATGGCTTAAATCAGCAAACCGCTAATGGCTCACCCAATGCCAAGACAACCGTGAATCCGCTTCCATAATGTCATATCAAGCCAATGGAGTATCCGTCAATGTTACGTTCGATTTTTCGAATGGTGCTACCTTCGGCTATCCGCTCATTCTCAATGACCCAGCCAACGGCAAATTAGGCAAAGGATATCTAGGCGATGTGGTTCCCCAGATTGTTGATATTTCAGATCAAGTTGGAACGATAAGCATCCAAGGTGGATATAATCTATTTCAAGATCAGTTCCAAGCCGGAAGTTTATCCTTCAGGCTTTACGATCCTAATGGCGATTGGAACCCAACCAATCCATCTAGTCCTTATTATCCTAATTTAATTCCATTACGCAAAGTGCGTATTTCTGCCACTTATGCCAATAATGATTATTACCTATTTTCTGGTTATGTTACCGCTTACCGCTATACCTACCCTAAAGATCAATCTATTGGTTATGTAGATATAGATGCGGTTGATGGCTTCAGACTTCTTCAATTAGCAAATGTAACAACTATTCCAGATACTGGAGCCGGACAAGATACCGGAACGCGAGTTAACAAGATCCTAGATGACGTTCTCTGGCCTAATGCCCTTCGCGAAGTAATGACCGGCGGATCTGAAACCATTTGCCAGGCTGATCCGGGTGGGGCTAGAACCGCTTTGCAAGCCATCAAAATCGTAGAGTTCACCGAACAAGGTGCATTCTATATGGATGGCGAAGGCGATGCCGTATTTAAGTCCAGAGCCTATGTCATGGGAACTTCGGGTAAGAATCCTATTTACTTTAGCAATGATGGAACTGGCATTGGCTATAACAACATCAAGTTTGCTCATGATGACAAGCTAATAGTTAACGATGCAATTATTCAAAACATAGGTGGAACGGCTCAGGAAATAACGAATGTGCCATCAACTGTTACCTATTTCCCACACTCTTTGCATCAAAATAACTTATTGGGTCAAACCGATCAAGATGCCTTAAACATCGCTTTGAATTATGTGGCAACTAGAGCTTTTACGACCATCCGCATCGATGCCTTAACCCTTGATCTTTCCACTCCAAATTATGATGCTGGAATTCTTGCAGCTCTTACTATCGACTATTTCAGCACTTTAGACATCAAGAATGTTGGACAGGATGGCACAATCATCCACAAGACTTTGCAATGCTTGGGAATGGCCTATGAAATTACACCTCAAAAGTTTTTGGCCACTTTCACGACATCCGAGCCTATTGTAGGAAGTTTTATACTTAACTCATCAATTTATGGAATAATAGGCGATCCAGCCGATTTATCCATTTTAGGATACTAAAGGAGCACCATGGCAGCAGGATTTCCATATAACACAGGCGATGTATTAACCGCCGCCGATATGAACGGCCTAGTGGCGTTTACGGTCAACGCGCAGACTGGCACAAGCTACACAGTCGGATCATCGGATACTTACCAAGTTTTAGTAACAACCAACAACGCTTCTGCAAATACTCTTAAAATCCCTACCAACGCAACTACCGCGTTCCCAGTAGGAACAGTTATTACAGTCCTAAACATCGGAGCCGGAACATGCACGATTTCAGCAGTAACATCTGGAACAACAACAGTTCTATCTGCCGGTGCTACAGCTGCTGCTCCAACGTTAGCGCAATACAAGTCGGCTGCACTTATCAAGACCGCAACTGATACTTGGTATGTTGTAGGTGCAATCGCCTAATGCTTCCTTCAATCGTTGGAGCCATGCAAGGCGCTAGTGCGCCTAGTGGATTTACAGTTGACTTTCTTGTCGTAGCCGGTGGCGGCGGTGGTGCAGGAGAAATGGGCGGCGGTGGTGGTGCAGGTGGTCTTAGATCATCAGTAACTGCAACAGGCGGCGGTGGCACATTAGAAACTGCTTTAACCTGTTCGTCAGGTAATTCATATTCTGTAACTATCGGCGCGGGTGGTGCAGGTGGGGCTGCCGGAAGTTTTGGTTCTATCGCACAAGGCGTAACCGGCAATAATTCTATTTTTGCAACCATAACATCATCGGGTGGTGGCGGTGGTGGTAATCAAGCAAATGGTTCGACCGCAACTGGCTTAAATGGTGGTTCTGGTGGTGGTTCTGGTAACACTACTTACAGTTCTGGAACTTCGGGACAAGGTTACGGCGGTGGTATTCAAGCCGGATCACCTTCTTATGCATTTCATGGTGGCGGCGGTGGCGCCGGACAAATTGGTCAAAATGGTGTTACCACAGGTGGAAATGGTGGAAATGGTGTAGCAGTAGCCATCACAGGATCTAGCGTTTATTATGCCGGTGGTGGTGGTGGTGGAACTTATCAGAATAATGGAAATGGTGGTTCGGGCGGTCTAGGCGGTGGTGGATCATCTCCTGCAGCTTCCATGTCTGACATTGCTGGAAATAATGCAACAGTTAATACTGGTGGCGGTGGTGGATCATCTCACCGCGGAACTAATACTCAGAGTAGTCAAACGAGCGGTGGATATGGTGGTTCTGGTATTGTCATTCTTCGCTATCCAAATACCAAAACTATTTCATCAACTGGTTTAACTCTTTCAACATCTGCAAGCGGCGCTTATACAGTTGCAACCATTACTGCTGGCACCGGAACTGTGAGTTGGTCATAATGGCACATTACGCATTTTTAGATGACAACAATATCGTTACTGAAGTCATTGTAGGCATTGATGAAACTGAAACCATTGATGGCATTGAACCAGAAACTTGGTATAACAATTTCAAGAATCAAAAGTGCAAGCGCACTTCCTATAATGCCAAAATCAGAGGCAATTATGCCGGCATTGGATTCTCTTATTTAGAATCTGAAGATATTTTTATGCCGCCTAAATGCCATGAAACGGCAACATTAGACGCTAAAACAGCCAAATGGATCTGTGAAGATCCTTCACACGAATCAAAGGACTTAAATGCCAACAACTAACCAATTCTCAGTAGACGGCACATCCGTCAAGATCGTTGCATCCGGCATTATGCCTAAAGAAGTTCACCTTCACGTGGCTTCCGGTGCGGTTTATATCGGAGATTCAACAGTCAGTAACACCACAGGACTGCTATTGGATAATGGAGATAAGATCATTATCAACCTGGCTGATCATGAAGAACTATGGGCTAAAGCTAGTTCTGGCACATCAACCATTTATGTCTTGGAAGCCATAGTTTAATTGATCGCAGATATGGCCCTAAAGGAAGTTGGCTACCATGAAGGAACCAATAATTCCAATAAGTTTAGTCAGGCATTAAAACGACCAGCAGAAAGTTGGTGTGCAGATTTTGTCGTATGGTGCGCCATTCAAGCACAACAATCAGATGTGGTTTTGCATAGTAGTTATTGTCCTGACTTTGAAGCGTGGGCTAAGAAGAACGGATTAATAGTTTCAGTCGAATCAGTTCAAGCTAATGACCTGCTGCTATTTGATTGGACACACAAAGGAATTGCCGAACATATCGGTATAGCAACAGGAGCGTATAACAAGGCTACCCATTCAGTTCCGACTGTGGAAGGTAACACCGGACAACCGGGAACCAACCAGAGTAACGGCGATGGGGTTTATACCAAGACCAGAGATGTAAGCCTTATCCGGCTTGCCATTAGACCTAAATGGAGAACCCCATGAAAGTAGCACTTCAGACTTACGCCAAATACCTTGCCTATTCATTGCTGTCAGCAACAGTAGTTATTGGTAAATCACCTTTGAACTTTACCAAGTCAGACTTGGTTCATATTGTTAACGCCGTCTGGTTCTCAATTCTGCCAGTAGTCGTTAAAGCCCTTAACCCTAAAGACCCATCATTGGGCATCAATAGCAAGTAATGAGCAGCGACATTGCCACAGTTGTCTATTCCTACACTTTCGTAGGAATAGCACTTGGCTCTGGTCTATTGTGGATTAGCAAGCGATGGGCAAAACATTTTACCCAATCAATCCTTGAACAAGTATTAGAAGCTGTAAAGCCAGTCCATCAACTAGAACGTAATGGTGGATCTTCATTAGCAGATCGTGTAGATCGCATTGAAACACGCCAGATGGAAATGATGGATTTGTTACTCGAAAGATTACAATTATCCACAACCCGAAAGGCTACAAATGGCAGCAAGAAAAAAGCAAGCCCAAGATCTAGACGCCTATAGTCCTTTAGAAGCTTATTGCATTGGCTTGCATGAGTATTACAAAGGCTTACGCAAGGCTGGCTTCTCTATCGAGATCTGCATGGCGCTGCTCATGGACAAGGGTTCATATCCAGATTGGTTACTCCCTAAGCCGGTGACCTTTAACCCGAATAATCCCGACCATACGCCGTATGAGGATGACGAGGACTAATTGAAAAAGATACTCGTAGTTCCAGACTTACAAGTTCCCTACGAGGATGTTAAGGCCGTTAGCAACCTATCAAGATTTATCAAGAAACAAAAGTTCGACCAAGTAATCACCATCGGAGATGAAATTGATCTCCCACAAATCTCACGCTGGACTGAAAACACACCAGGCTGGTATGAGCAAACACTAGCTAATGATCGAGACCGGGCAGTTGAAGTCCTTTGGGATTTACAGGTTACGGATGTAATCCGCTCCAACCACACCGATCGTTTATATAACGTGATCATGAAAAAGATTCCAGCATTCTTGGCATTGCCAGAACTGCGCTTTGAGAAGTTCATGAAGTTCGATGAACTGGGTATCAAATACCACAAGAAGCCATTAGAATTTGCGCCCAACTGGATTGCTATCCATGGAGATCATGGCAGCCTAAATCCACAACCCGGTTTAACAGCCCTAGGACATGCTAGAAGGCATGGAAAGAACGTTGTCTGTGGTCATACTCACCGCGCAGGGCAATCGGCCTTTACAGAGGCATCTGGAGGCGTTTTAGGGCGTGTTTTAAGGGGTGTTGAAGTCGGTCACCTTATGGACATTAAACAGGCTGGCTATACCCATGGAACCCAGAACTGGCAACAGGCATTTGCAGTCTTTTATGTAGACCGAAATCTGGTCAGTCCAGTCCTTACCTATATCGAGAAAGATGGCTCATTTATCTTTGAAGGTAAGCGATATGGGTGATTGGGGCATCGTGCTTGACGAGCTCCATGACTTTGAAGCGTTACCAAATCGTTATCAAGTAGGGCGTGTCGGCTGCTTTTACAAGTCGTAGGGATGTGCAACCCTTCAGCTGTGGAGATACCACACAGAAAGGGCTTCAAATGATTTTATTAACTATTCTGCTAACTAATTGCTTTATGGCAGGACTTGGATTATTCCTTGGCTATTGGCTTGGTCATCGTGACGGAAAGCGCGAAGGTTGGATCGCTGGCCGATCACTTATGAGAGTTCAGTTGAATGAAGTCAAGTGAAATCTTACTCAGCGCCACAGACATTATTGGAGAGCGCGGCCGGGTATATGGCCATCCAAGGATTAACCAAACTCGAATCGCGCTTCGCTTGCAGCAGCTTCTCGAAATCCCAATCGCTGATTTTACTGCGTGTCTGGCAATGGTCGAAGTTAAGTTGGCACGAATCCAAGAGAGTCCGCACCACATGGATTCTTATATTGATGCGTGTGCCTATATTGCACTCGCCGGAGAACTCGCATCAGAACCTGATAAAGATTATTAAGCATAAGGAGATTATCAATGGCATTTAACCTAGACAATTACGAAACAGTAGAAGTCAGATTGGAGAAGTTTATTAAGGACTTTCCAGACTTTCGCATAGATACAGAATTGGAGAGTTTTGCAAATGATCGATTTATTGTTAAAGCGTATTTATACCGGACTTTCGCAGATGGCGTTGCGTTCTCAACCGGATACGCTGAGGAGAAAATTACTGATCGAGGGGTTAACTCTACTAGCGCGTTGGAGAATTGCGAGACTAGCGCGATTGGCCGGGCACTTGCAAACGCAGGTTATGCAGCTAAAGGAAAACGGCCATCTAGAGAAGAAATGGTTAAGGTCGCGAAAGCGGAAAACGATAAAGCGATACCTGCGCAATTCATAAACACTTGGGATCAATTTGCAGAACCTAAAGAAACAAAGCCAGAAGTTACCCTGGCTGAAGCTGCAAGCCTTGTCATGCAAGACATGGATGGATTGCCAGTCTTAACTTGTAAGCATGGTGAACGCATCATTAAAGAAGGATTGAAGAAAGGCACAGGAAGGCCATGGAAGGCTGCAATGTGCAAACTTGAATCTGCGGTTATGAAAGATCAACGATGTGACCCAATCTGGTATTTAATCGATCAAGCAACTGGTAAATGGCGATTGCCAGAGGGAGTTGAATAATGGGTTATGCAGAGCTTCTAAACGAGGATGGACATATTATCCGATTAGGTGAAACCACTATGCCTAGTTGTATCAACTGCAATGAGATACCAGATATAGATGATGTTGTCAGAATTGTCGACATAAGCCCTATACGCTGGAAATGTATTAAATGCGGATGTGTTAGTGACTTCCCAAAGCCGTAAATATCGTGGGTATAAAACCCAACGAATAGTTGCAGACTATCTGCGTCAATGGTGGCCTTATGCCGATTCTGTTGGCGCCGGTAGGACTGGATCAGATATTCTCAATGTTCCATTTGACGTTGAAGTTAAAGCCAGAACTGGATTTCAGCCTAAAGCGGCGTTAGATCAATTAAAGAGCCGCGAAGAAGGTAAAATTGGATTTGCAGTTCTGCGCTTAAATGGACAAGGAGAAGATCCAAAAGATTATTGCGCGTTAATGCGCTTTGAAGATTTAGCAGCTTTGTTGGTTGCTGCTGGATACCATCGACAACAAGTCCAAGAGCCAATTAGATGCGATCAATGTGGATCGTGGAAGATTAGCGGTCAGGAGTGTAAGACATGCCAACTTACGAGTTCCAATGCACAGAGCATGGATCATTTGAATCAATAAGATCAATCACATCAGATATTCCAGAATCCTTGGAATGTCCTGTATGTGGATTAGCTAGTAATCGCGTCTATTCAACCTTTGGTATTAGCCTTAAAGGTGGTGGTTATTATTCACGCCCATAATTCAACACGCCGTCTGACCAGCACTTATGCATTTCAATTTGACACGACTGATACGCTAAAACGGCTAAAGCCCTTCAGGGGCTTAACGCAAGCCGCAACGCGGATTGCTTGCGTGGTAGCCATCGCTATTGGGAGCCTATTGTCTAGTGCGGCTTATGCCTATGCACCAAGACAAGGCTTTGAAAAGATTGATGCACTTAAAGCTTATGCGTCTATGCAAATGAATGAAACACAATTCAAATGCTTAAACCAGTTATATATATATGAATCTCATTGGAATTATAAAGCTGTAAATCTATCATCTAAAGCAACAGGAATACCACAGGCATTACCAGCTGACAAGATGGCTGTGTCTGGTGCCGATTATATGACTAACCCATATACCCAGATTAACTGGGGATTACGCTATATTAAGATCAGATATAAGACACCATGTAATGCATTGCATCACTTCAATAGATATGGATGGCACTGATGACATCACACTTGGGTAGTGCCAAGTGGAAGCGCACACGCTTGGTAGTGCTAAGGCGTGATGGTTATATATGTGCATACTGTGGTAATCCAGCCAACACAGTAGACCACATTGTGGCGCGTGTTAGAGGTGGGTCTGATGCACTAGACAACCTAGTTGCAGC